GCAGAGATGAATCAGGCAGAGATGAATCAAGCATTCGTAGAAGAATACATTCTGCCTGCATGGAACGAAGGTTCCGACGACGAGAACAAGTTAGTTGAAGCTAACGAAGGCGAAGAAGCTACAGAACAAGCAGACGATGAAAGCGTTGATGCGTTTATCGACGTTGAAGAACAGGGCGGCAGGCATCCAAGTGGGCGCACAACATGGCTTGTTACCGACGCTTTCCTTATGTCAGAAATGGATCCTGAAACGTGGCGTGTCCCGTCACAAGCAGCAATATTTGGTAAAGGATCTCAACAACGTGGCCCGAATGTTACTGGGTTACCGGGTGGCCGCCACGATTACCGAGGAATGTTGGGGACTGAAGACCTTGCTTACTACGGTATCGCTGCCTCGTCACCTATAACAGAAAAGGTAATGGGAGCTAACGCTACCCGTAGCTGGAGCAAATCAGAAGACATGGCAGCAAGCGGCTTCGACTTCGTTGAACTAGTCGAAGAAGATGTGCCTTTCACTATTGCTGACGCAATGGGTATTTATGATGCACAAACCCCAGACAAACAGCGAAGAATTGCTGAAGGACTAGCTGTCGGAGACAAGACTGCTTCCTACATGTTCAAGGTTCTCGGCTACGAAATGTTTGAGAACCCTGACGCTATTTACGATAGAGGCAATATCCAAGAAGCAATCATGGAAATGTCCAGAGATGCGACGAACCAAGCCCAGTTGTTGGGCCCCGATGGGTACACAATGCTGGGCGACAGATTTATCCCTGACGTATCCCAAAACGAAAGCTTTACTTACACGGTCGGGGATTTCCAAGAACGGCTGTTCGACATGGCTGTCGATTCGGGACTCGTAGCAACAATTTCACAGACAGCTACAGAAGATAAAGCGGTAGCTGTGTATGAGGCAATGACTGGGCGGTCAGCTTCCCCTGAAGTAATTGAGTGGGCTAAAGGTTTGACGCCTCAAATGCAAAGACATTTCTTGGAGGAACGTCCGGGCGATAAATATATTCCTGAAAATACCCAAGAGGATTACATCGCTAGTGAAGTTAAAGAAATGGCTAGTGAAGATCTGGCTAAGAGTGGGTCTGACAGGTTCGATCAAGTATTTTTAAAGGTTCTGACTAATGGTTGATATCGTTGATTCTGTAGATGTTTTAACTGCAAGACGCGAAAATGATTTGGGTCAAGCGATGTTTGCGTGGGTTAAAAGAAACCCTAAAGCCACTATCAAAGACGGTGAATTTGCAGGATGGAATCTTGCGGATGCCGCAGAAGTTCTTAAAGAACGCTATGCAAGTGACACTGAAATGGGGTTGCAGCAATACGCCTCAGCTATCCAAACGCTTTTACGAAACACAGATTACTACAGAGATACTGAAGAAGGCAGAGCCTTAAAAGAATCAGAATGGTACGCCGGTGACGACAGCGAAAGCTGGACAACACGACGAGAATCATTAGTCGCAGCAGACACCGAAATAATTGAGCGTATAGCAGGTGAACTACAACTCAACTGGGAAGACGACCAAATCCTAGAACTCGCAAAAATTGCATGGCTATCAGGCTGGACCGAAGACCAGATTTACGATTTCCTTGAAGAATCAGGAGATCTAAAATTTGGTGTCGAAGCTCTCCCCGGCAGCACAATAGCCATTGACCAAGCGACAATGGCTGGAGAAGCACAACAATATTTCGTAGATTACGACCCATCGGAATACGAAAAGTTTCAACGAGCGTCATTACGTGGCGAAGCAACAGCAGAACAATGGACCAACAAGTTAGCTCACGAAGCAGCCAGACTTTACCCGTCATGGGCTGCTGACATTCTTGCCGGTCAAACCCCGATGGACATAATGAACTCTTACAACCAAGTCTTTTACAGACGCATGGGGTATATGCCAGATTGGGGTGGCAACGACAACGACTGGGTAATGAAGTTCGGAAGCTATGCCGATCCGAATGGTAGCCCGATGACAATAAGTGGCTGGGATGCAAGTTTGGCGTTTATGAACTCGCCGCAAGGTGATAAAGCAATGCCACAAGTACTTAATGCCTACAGCCTTGTAAACGACTTAGGTCAAGCTATGGGAGTTATAGGGTAATGGTTATTGAAAATCCAGTAAATTGGGCTGCAAACGAAGCTGGGTTGTCTACCTCCCAGAAGCGTGCGGCTGCACGTGAAGTAATAAAACAAGAGCAACGTGACCTTAACGAAGCCAATGCAGGCAAAGTCGATGCAGATGGGAACGCTTACGTCCCTTTAGTTGTTGACGGTATCGTTGGTCCAAAGACTGAGGGCGCTAGAGATTTTGTCCCTGTTAAGACACCGAGTAGCACCGACCCTTTGCAGACAGAAGGGATACCGGAATACGCTGCGGCTCGCGAAATTTTAGGGATGACCGACGAACAAATTATTGCCGGTATCCGTGACGGAAGCCTGTATCCTGATCAAAAAAATTATCCCGGTATGCCGGGCCAACCCACAACTGGACTGCAACCGGGTCCGGGGCAGATATGGAACTTCAATCCTGATGCTACAAACCCAGAAGATATTTGGCAAATAATCGATGAGTATGGTCCCAACAGCAGGAACAATAACCAGAATAATAATAGGGGAGGCAACGATCCCTATTCAGATTTCCTTACCAAAGCTAATATCGCTGGAGCTAAAGCGATAGTCAGCGGTTTCTTACAAAAATTTGGTTTAGCTGATATAGCGCCGTGGGCATTAGATCTTGCTTCGCAAGGTTTAAACGCTGACGCAATATTGACAGAGCTTCGATTCGGTGATGACCCTACTGTCAGAGCTTTATATGATGCTCGTTTCCCGTCTATGAAATCTCGCCGTGACAGCGGACTCCCACCTTTAACAGAAGCTGAATACATTGATTTGGAACGTGGGTATTACCAGATTGCAGAAACAGCAGGTATCTCCCCAGCGTTTTTAAATAATAGTGCTGTTGCGTCCGTAAACGCTTTGATAGCAGGCGATGTGTCTTTATCCGAATGGAAGTCCAGAGTGACTTTGGCTGAACAAGCCGTCAACGTAGCGGACGCAGAAACTATTGCTGCTCTTACCGACTACTACCAGTACGACAGCGGCGATCTTGTGGCAACATTCCTTGACCCGAATTACCGTCGGAGTCCAGATGCAGCACCTATCAACATAACCCAGCGAGGCCGCCAGTTCGCTTCAGCACAATTAGCTGGAGCTTCAGAAAGAGCCCTTGGCCCTAACAGAGTATTCAGCAGAGAACTATCTGAAGATCTGAACAAAATGAATGTTCAAGCCAGAGAAATCGCTACAAGAATTGCTCCCGTAGCAGGGCTCCAAAATAATCTGCTAGGCGACGAAGGGTTAACCCCCGACGAACTAGGCCGTGGAGTCTTTGGGGGAGCAAGCAATGTGGGTAATATGCGGCGAGCGCAAGAGCGTAGAGCAACTCGTTTTAAAGGACGCAGCGGTTTGCTGGGCACAAGCAGCGGTATGACCGGCTTGGGTACTACCAGTACTTGACTTGCACTATAGAAACCTTCTATATTAAATACTGTTGTCTGGCCCTTCGGGTGAGCTATTCGACACCCCTCCATCTCCGGTGCCACCGCCGGGATGCGTTACAGGACAGGTGAGTGACATATGACAGAAAACGACTCCACTGGATACAGTGAAGAAGGTTCTGACAGTTCAACCGAATCGAAACCAAATTTTCGACGTAAGCTAGAAGGCGAACGAGATGAGTTGCGTACAGAACGTGACCAGCTTGCTCAACAGCTAGCTAATTATGAGCGTCGAGATACATTCCGTTCAGCAGGGCTCGACCCTGATGATTCGCGTGTTAAGTATTTTGTTAAAGGTTATGAAGGCGAACTTGATGTTGAAGCTATCCGACAGGAAGCATCAGCGGCAGGGTTCTTGGGAGCAGATGCTCCACCTCCAGCCTCGACAGCAATACCGCCAGAAGTTTTAATGGCAGAACAACGAATCCAATCTGTCGGAGAAGGCGGAGATCCGGTGTCACAAGCTGATCTTGAAGCTCGGATTAAAGCAACAAGTAATCCAGATGAATTGCGTGCTTTGATGGAGAGCGAAGGTTATCTGTGGGGCGCAGCAACCTAATTCTCTAACCCATTGGAGTCCTGACCATAGGACTCCCCGTGGCTTATACAACAACTACAACTCTCGGAGATCAGGTAACAACGGCCTTCGATCAGGTTGCTTATTTCGCTTTGCGTTCACAGCCCCTGTTCGAAATGATCGCTGATGTCCGTTCAACAGCCCAGAGCCATAACGGTTCGGGTGTACAATTCACGTTCTACGCTGACATGGCACAAGCAACATCGGCCCTCACTGAAAACAGTGACGTTACCGCTGTTGCGTTGACTGATAGCGCAGTAACCGTAACTCTCGCTGAGTACGGTAACGCTGTTATCACAACCGCCAAGGTGCGTGGAACTTCATTCCTCAATGTTGACGCTGATGCGGCCAACATTGTTGGTTATAACATGGCTGACTCGCTCGACAAAATCGTTTCAGATGTTGCCAATGCTGGCACAAACGTAACGTATGTCGGGCAAACAAGCCGTGGCGCAATTACCGATGCGAACAACTACACCGCTGCCGAAGGCCGTAAAGCCGTCGCACAGCTTCGTACCCGTAACGCTCCCGGTTGGGAAAACGGAAACTACATGGCGATCATTCACCCTGACGTTTCCTACGATCTTCGTGGAGACACAGCGGTAACTGACGTTATCCAGTACCAACTGTACCAAGACGGAGCCCCCGTCCGTGCAGGTTCAATCGGTACCTTTAACGGCATCGAATACATCGAAAATCCACGTGCCGGTCTAATTGAAGATGGTGGCACAAGCAATGTCGATGTTTACCAAACCCTTATCTGTGGCCGTCAAGCGCTCGCAAAAGCGTTCTCTCGTGCACCCGGATTCGGGCCTGAGCCAAGCATTGTTGTAGGTCCTGTGACTGACACTCTGCGTCGGTTCAACCCAATTGGTTGGTACCACCTCGTTGGCTACGGCATCTTCCGAGAAGCCTGTATGCAACGTGTAGAAGCATCATCCAGCATTGGCGATAACGCCTAGTTAACGCCATAGAGGCGTGGAGGGGTCGGGTTTTCCCCCTTTCCCCGGCCCCTCCATTATCCTCTGCTATCATTTCAATCATGCCTATCGTTGATGGAAAGAAGTATCCTTATACCGCTAAAGGTAAAAAGGCTGCTGCTGCCGCAAGAAAGAAAAAGAATGCAAAAACCAAACGGTGATGTAACGATTAGGCCAAAGCCGATCCAAGGAACAGGTACTGCTAATGGCTAGTGGTCTTTACGTTGAGACTTTCGAAGCTGCGTTTAAGAACGATCTCGCACTTGACATGGACAATGACACGTTTAAGTGCATGTTGGTCAACGCTTCTTACTCCCCGAACTTTGAAACTCACACAAACAAATCAGATGTAACAAACGAAATTTCGGGTACCGGGTACACGGCTGGTGGTGAAGCTCTTACAAGTGTTGCCATGACCAGTAGTTCTGATGGGACAGGCACAATTAAATGGGACGCAGATGACGTATCGTGGACCAGTTCCACGTTGTCAGCGGTACGAGCCGGAGTTATCTACGATGACACGGTAACGAACGACCGTTTAATTGCGTACATAGATTTCGGGGGAGATTTCAGTACAACGTCAGGCACATTCCAAATACAGTGGAATGCGTCTGGCATTTTCACCCTTGATCTGGTTCCATAGGAGCAATAATGCCAACGTCAAACTATCCAACATCTCTTGACACAACCTCAACGCAGGTAACTCCAAGCTCAACAACTGACTTGGATGCGTCAGGGTACGAACACGATCAAGTTCATGGTGCAGCTTCTACTGCTTTGATTGCTGTAGAAACAAAACTGGGTATTAGCGCTTCGCCTGCTGCTTCAGCGGCAACGAACGCCTTTTTGGAGCACACCGGCACGGGTACTACAGCGTGGTCTAGTACGCTGACGGGCTCAACGATTGCTGGTGCGACTCTTTCTGGCACGGTTGTTGGTGCGGATCAGATCATGTCGGCAGTAGTTCACAAGGATTATGCCGAAACGGTGTATGCCGGTGGGGACACAAGTACCGCAGTTACTCTCGATGAAACTAACGGCAACACTCAGACGTGGACGATGACAGGTAACTGTACGTTTACGATGCCTTCGGGTGCTGGGTTGCAGGCTGGTACTGCGTTGACACTGATTCTTACGCAGGATGGTACGGGTTCTCGTACTGGTGCGTTTACTAGTGTGAAGTGGGCTGGTGGTACTGCTCCGACGTTGACGACTACTGCGACTACGGGTGCCGATATTCTTTGTTTCGTCACGTTTGATGGCGGTGCTGCTCCTACTTGGTATGGGTTTGTAGCTGGTCAAGACTTCCAGTAAGGATTAATAATGCCTCTAGGCGCATTCAAAGCAGGAATGTTCGGTGCTGCCGGTGGCGGCTCAGGGCTTGGGTGGTTCGCCATGTATGGCGATCCTTTAGCTGACATAGAAAGTGGTATAGAAACCTATCCTTACGCAATCAATAAATATATTTCTGGTGGCACTAAAAAACTTCGTCTAGGTGGACGATCACAGAATTCAAGCGGTGGACAATACGGTTCTGGTTTCGGAAGTGGCGAGATCAACATAACTAATGGTTGGTCTGCTGCCCCAACATCCTTTGACAATTTTCGTCGTTGGACTTGGGCCATTCCTGATTCTTCAACGTGGCAAATGCTTACTACGACGTGGCAAGGTGGGGGTCAATGGATTGATAGCTCAGGCAATGTTTATCAAATAGGTAAATCAAGCGGCGGTTCTTCTTACAATTACGACAACATAATGATGACTAAGTGGAACGACACTATGTCCTCTAATAGTTGGTATGACGCATGGAGAACGACGAGTGGTTACCCGTATGGTGTTAGTGACGGCGCAATGCTTAAAACAGAAGGCACTAACGGTAGAACTATTTATGCTTTTAACAGCTACAACTATGAAGGTGGGGGTTATAGGCGACGGACACAACTAGGAGATATTAACGACAGCACGGGAGCGCAAGGCTCTCCAATCAAACAGATCTACCCGAACACAATTACTAACTGGGGTACCCCTCATTCTTATATGAACGGTGCTCCGATATTTTCCAAAAATATTTACGACGATTTTTTTGGCACAGTATTCCAAGGTTATTGGACAGGTTACGGAACTATTCCTCTTGCAATGGTTTGGGAAAACGAATCTGGAAATATCCAAAACCAATACGACATACATTTGGCTGGAGTTAAAAACAACAGCACCGGGGGTGGCGACGCTATTTACGCTACTGGTTGTGATATTGACAGCGAAAAAAATATTTACATTCTTGGTTACGGCCCAGCAACCAATGTTGACGGTTCAGGCACGATGAACAATGTGTTTATCACTAAGTTCAATAGCGACGGTTATATGGACTGGAGCTACGTGATTCGTCAGCAAGCTAACGGTGTTGAACACAATATGTATTCAGGAGGAATTTATGTAGATGGTACTGGTGATGGGGGAGACATTTACATATCTGGGTATAGCGATAATGTGAGCGGTTCAGGAACCCACAATGGTCCGTGGTTAATCAAAATCGACAACGACAACGCATCGGCGGACATAGAGATAACGTGGGCTACTCAACTTTATAATTCTGATTCCAACGAAAAATCTTTTTATGCTCAGGGAATCGAAAAGTACGATGATACTGTTTACATGACTGGTTATGGAAGTCCAATACTTGGCACAAATACCACTGGTTGGGTTGCCGGTTTCAATACTGATGGCACAACTCTTGGAACAACAACTGTTAATAGTATGCAGTTCACCGCAACAGATCTAAGTAGCTATCTTGTTTGGGATCGAGCAGACAGCGGAACAACTACACCGAATATTGCTATTGGCACGTTTAATAGCGGTGCCGGTAACGACATGGTAATAGGCACTTCTAACGATGCTTCAGATTCAGGAACTATAAGTGCTTTTGAGAGTGCCACGACAATAGGTACTGGGGGCACACAGGGTGCGTTTTATACGAATGGTGGAGACATAGCATGAGTGATCCAAGTAACTGGTTGCGTGGAGATCCCACCGCACCTCCTCATGTTAAAGAGTTTTGGTTACGGGAAGATCCTGCGACACAGCCTGAAGTTTCAGAAGAAGAAGGAATTTCTTATTGGTGGGATCATTTGACTGGGAAATGGTGGCAGTTTTTTAGTCCAGAACATTTTGATTTGCGTATGCAACTTTCTGTTTATGAAATGCCTTATCAAAAAGTTCCTTTGACAGCAGTTGAAATAGCTGAAGCAGAGGCTTTGGCTGCTCGGATTAAAGAGTTAGAGGAAGTGTAGTTATGCCGTTCGGATCGAGTAAAGCCGCAATGATGGGAGCCGCCGGAGCAGGCGGTGGACCAAAGTTTTCTAATGGAACTGAAACATCATCTGGTGGTTATACTTATGTGACATATAACTATAGTGGCAGCGTTATTTGTGACACTGGTGGCGAAGTCGATTTGATAATTGTTGGTGGCGGTGGTTCAACTAGCACTAATTCGGGGTATCAACAGTCCAGTGGTGGCGGTGGTGGCGGCGGTGTTGTCGCTGCTACGGGTGTCACCATTGACGCAGGGACTTACGGATTAACAATAGGGAGTGGCGGCGCTAGCCCCGGTCAAAATTCTGGCGGTAATTCTTCTATCGAAATGACTGGTAATGGAGTGAATTTCCAGATCAGTGGTGGCGGCGGCGGTATAGGGGAACAAGGCGGCTGGGCTATTTATAATAGCGGCGGTGCCGGTCAGATCTTCGGCACAAGTGGATCGGAACGCATCAATGTTTACGGTGGTGGCGGCGGTGCCGGTACTTGGTACAACTATGCTGCTGGGGCTGGTGGCTCTGGGGGTGGTCCAAGTACGGATGGAACCCCGTTTACGGCTGGTGGAACATGGACAACGCTTACGTCCCAAGCTGGCGGTAACGGCATTTATAACAACATGAGTGGGGCTGGTGGTGGTAGTGCCGATAACACCCAAACAGCGCCGGGTGGTAGTGGGAACATGAATGCTGGGATCGGGTATTTGTGGGTAGACGGTGAGCGTTATGGGGGCGGCGGTTATGGTGGTGGTGGGGCAACTTCTACTCCCGTTAGCATTTATGGCAATGGCGCACAATCTCAGTCATATAGCACTCCTACCTACGCAGCACAAAATGGTGTATTCATAGTCAGGTATCCATCGTGAGAACTTTTGCAGAAGTAAACCAAGATGATGTCGTTATAAATGTCGCTGTGTTCGAAGATGGCCTCACCCCAGTTGATTTGGGGTGGTCTGGTTGGTATGAAACCGCAGACAATATCCGCAAAAACGTGGCCGGTCCCGGCTCGACGTTTGTTCCAGAAGCAGAGGGTTATCCTCTCGGGTTGTTTTACCCTCCATCTCCATATAAGGGATGGGTGCTAGATGAAAACTATGAGTGGCAACCACCAGCGGATAAGCCCTACCCAGAAGGGTTTGGTGCGCCGCCTTGTCTGGCATATTGGGATAATGACATAGAAGATTGGGCAGAAGCAACGCCACCCGAGTCAGAATGAATATCGTAGACGCACCCGGTAAAGTAAACACCGGTCGGCCACTCAAACCATTCGGCATAGTCGTCCACCACACCGCCTCCAACCGCAACGCAGACCCCGACAACGTGATCGCAATGTGTGTTCGAGGAGTGAACAAGGTACCCGGACCTCTATACAACTACCTCATAAAACGTGATGGCACCATTGTCAAGTTGACGGCTGAGAATGTGAAAGCGAACCACGCTGGCCGTGGCTTACAGTCAGTGTTGACACGAATGCAGCAGAATAATCCTGTTACGGGTAACGCTTCGAGCGCCGGTAAGATCAGCGCCAACTCTCGTTTAATAGGTGTTTCAATTATTAATGACGGGTTAGGGGAAGATGTGCCCGAGGCACAGATGGACGCACTCGTAGATTTGTGCGCCTTTCTGTGCGACGGACACAACTGGAACCCCGACTGTGCAGTGATAGGCCACAAAGAATGGACTTCACGCAAAGTTGACCCCTCGTTTTCTATGCCAGAACTACGTTTAATGGTTCATCGACGCATGATTACATCAGTCCCAACAATGACTTTACCTAAAGAACCAGAGGACGGACTTGTTCCATTCCCCGGAACACTACGCAAAGGCTCACGCAGCCAAGCAGTTGTTCATGTTCAACGAGTAGTAGGAGCTTTAGCCGACGGAATATTCGGGCGTGGTACACTCGCCAAAGTAAAACAATGGCAGCGAGCTAAAGGGCTTGTTGCAGATGGCGTAGTTGGTCCAAAGACTTGGGCGGCTATGCAGATACGGAGACAAGAAGTTGTTCAACCAGCGTTTTATTAAAGATAGTTTAGAACGTGCCGTCGCTACCTTCGCTCAGGCGTGGGTTGCAGCTATGGCA